CCTGGCTCGTGTAGCCAGCGTTCGTCCACGGCTCCTGCCCCACGTCGAGCGACACGTACTCGTAGCCGAGACGGTCGATCACCAGCGTGTGGGTCTGCGCCGCCGTCAGGTTCTCGGTGTGACCGACGACGCTCTTCGTCGCTTCGAGATGGTTCACGTTCTAGATCTCCTCGGAGGGTTGAGAGTCAGTCAGTCATCAGCCGAACTTGAGAGCCACGACCGGGCCAGCCTTCGTGGTCGAGCCCACGTCATGCACGACGATCGCGTTGCGGGTCGTGGCGAACGTGAGGGTCTGGTCGTACTCGATGTACCGCTCGGACGCCGTGCGGATCTGGATCGCCCGACGCTCGCCGTAGACGGCGGCCTGCGAGAGGTCGCCGAAGAGGCAGGCCACCTCGCCGCTCGAATCGTCGAGCGAGGAGTGCATCGCCGAGACGAGCACGACCGGGTATCCGAGGAACCTCTCACCGAACCCGGCGGCCACGTCGCTAGACGAGTTGCCGCCAGGGCCGCTCGCACCACCGGGGAGCATCGCGAGCCGAAGCATCGCAGCGCCCCAGCCAGACGGCGAGATGTAGAACCGGGCGTTCCGCCGAGCATAGGTCGGCAGCTTGGCGACCATGTCGGTGAAGTTCTTCATCGTCAGCTCGCCGTAGGTGTCCTCGGTGCCAGCGGTCGTGCTGACGACCGACGCCGAGTGAGCAGCCTTGACGATTTTCTTCGTGATGCTGACCACGCCGTGGTAGGTGCTCTCGCCGTCGGCAGGACCGAACGCCGAATTATCGACGGCCTCGGCGAACGCCTGAGCCGTCTCGACGGCCATGAGGTCCGCGAGATCGATGACCGAGTCTTCGAGCAGCGAGTTCGGGACGCGATTCGCCACGCCCCAGATTTTCGCGACGAGCTCGACGTTGTCGAACGTCACGTCGCTCGCGAGCACTTCGGCGTTCTCGCCGACCGGACGGGCAGCGAGCCCACCGGTGCGACGGGCGATGTTGAGCGTGTCGCTCGACATCGGCACCCGGCGAGCGTACTGCGGGAACACGCCGTACTCCTCGACGAGCCGGATGATCTCGTTCGACAGTTCCGGCGAGGTCAGGACACCGCCGAGCGAGTTGACGCCGCCCGCCTGGGCGCGGCTCTCGACGCCGTGATCGACGCACCACCGACGAGCCTCGGCGTCGCCGAACACGTAGCCCCTCAGGTGCATGCCAGCGCGGTACGCCGACTCGGCGCTACGGAACGCCTTGAGCGGTCCGTGGCTCACGGGGATCGCGGGGACGGTTCGCTTCTCCACGGGAGTCTCCTCGGCAGCAGCCTTCTCGATCGCCTTGGCAGGAGCACCGCGCTCCAGCACGGCACGCAGCTCGAGGTTCTTCGCCTCGATGGCACGCAGCAGCTCGATCTGCGAGCGGAGCTTGTCGGCACGCTCGGACAGCGAGCGAAGCGACGACTCCTCCTCCGCGTCCATCGCGGGGGCGTCGCCCTCGGCGGGAGCCTCGCTCATCGCCTCCATCTCGGCGACGACAGCGGCGAGTTCGTCGAGCAGTGCCTTGATCTTGTCCACGATGCGATCTCCTTGGTCGGGATGCGGCGGCGCTCACGCCACCTATCCACGAACCTACGGAGCCAGACCGGCACCCTTGCAGTTCGACGCGAGGGTCTTTTACTAACCAGTAAAAGCCCGACGACGCACGTGCTCGGAATGCACGACGTGCTTGTCGGTGTGCCCGCAGCGGGGGCAGCGCAGGTAGCGAGTCTGGTACTCGCCTCTCGCCTGACTCGATGCGACGTTGAGACGAGCGGCCTTGCACCGCTCGCACGTGTCGCCGGACTTAGCGGCCATGCTGGGTCAGGTACTCGCGGAGTTCTCGGGCACGGGCCGCCGCAGCCATACGGCGATGAGCCTCGGCGTCACGCTGACGAACGAACGCATCGTAGGACCGCTGGGCAACTTTCACGTCGGCGTCGGGGTACGCCGGAAACGTGACCGGCCCGACATCGAGGAGCGAGTCGATGCGGTTGATGACTCGCACACTGCGACCGTCCTCGACGCTCCAGGCATCGCCGCCGCTCGGCACGGTGAACGAGAACGACGAGCCCTTGACGATGCCCGCACGGATGTTGCTCGCGATGTCTCGCCCGTACGTCGTGTTGGGCACCGGGAACTCATACCGCAGCCCGATCTCGTCCACGCTCATCGACAGCGTGCCGGGATACCTCGCGAGCGGGTAGTTTGCGTCGTGGTTCCAGAGGGCGCGAGTCTCCAGCGGCTTCCGACGCCCGCGACGCTCGGCCACGATCCCAAACGCACCGGGGTCGATCCGCTCGACGAAGTCGCCGAGGTCGAGCGACAAGACGCCGAACTTCGCCGCGTAGCCGACGATGTACTCTCGCTCGGTGCCGTCGTCTTCGCTGCGGCTCTCGACCGCGAGCAACGGGACCGCCGATTCAACCTCGTCAATCGCGAGGGAACGTCGCTCGATGTTCATCGTGTGGCTCCTGTCGTTCTCGTCTGCTGAGTTCATCTGCTCCACCAGTTTCCGACTCCATGCCCAGCCAGGGTCCGAGCCCCAAAGCGCCCAAGCGATGCGAGAAGGGGATGGGAAACCGTCCTCGCCGGGGCTCCAGCCCGTCGTCCCGACGTTCGTCTGATGCCGGTCGAAGAACGCCTTCATCCGCCGAGCCGTCTCGGGGCTGATATTCACTCCGTTGCTCAGGTCTCTCGCTCGGGCAACGCCGACTGCCGTGCCTCCTCGGCCGTATTCGCTTCGCCACGCGAGACCCTTCGCAGCCTCTTCACGCACGCCAGCCGGGGGCGTGAAGTCGATGTGGTCGTACTTAGCCACGTCGTCGCCTCCGTGGCTTCGCCCGTGGCTCCTCCGCAGGTGGCGGCTCGGGTAGCGGCTCGATCTTGGTGAGCGTCGAAACCTTGTGGCCGACCTGCGTGTCGGTCGCCCGCCACCCGCCAGCGACCTCTTCGTACACTGTGATCAGCGCCGCCGGGTCGTCCTCGGTCGCGTCGATCGCGAAGTCAGTGCCGGGCACGTCGAGTCGCCCGTAGTCCATCACGTGGTCAATGCGTCCACGAGCTCGCCCGCCAGATGAGCCCCACGAGACGAAGTCGCCCTCGGCGACGCTGCCGGGCTCGGCACGCTCTTCGAGCGACCTCGCGGGGGCGTCTTCGACGACCGGCACCGGCTGCGGCTGCGCATCCGCTGCTGGCACCGGCTGACGCTCGACCACCCCTGCGAGGATCGCGTCGATCTGTGCGGGCGGGATGGATGGGAACGATGCCGCGATCATCGCCGCCGCACCCTCGCGGGTGACGAGACCGTCGGAGATCGACTGCACAATCGCGATCAGCCCGGTGATCTGGGCACCGTTGAGGCTGACCTCGGCGACCTGGGGCGTGGCGTCCTCGACGACCACCTCCTCGACGACCGGAGCGGGCTCGCCTTCGGCAGCGGCCACGCCGCCCTCGACCGCCTGGCCGTCGATGCCGCTGCCCTCTTGCTGCTGGGCGAGCACGTCATCAACCGACGGCGGTGCCCCGAGCGTGCCCATGTTCAGCGGGCGATACCGCTCGTCGCCGCCCTCGACCGGGTTGCGGTTCTCCAGTTCGAGGATGTCGTTCGTCGAGAGTGCCCCGATGTCCCACATCGCCCGGTAGTACGCCGAGCGACTCGCGGCGTCGCCACGCATGAGCCCACGCACGTCGAACTCGACGAAGTAGCGGTCGTCGTCGCTGATGAGGTCGCGCTGAAACGCCGACTCGAAGCGACGCAACCACGGGAGGATCGTGTGCTGCACGTAGTCGAGCCCGGCGTGTTCCACCGAGCCGGGACTCGTCTCGGCACCGAGCAGGTGGAGAGGCACGCGAAAGAGCCGGGCGATCTCAGCCAACTGCCACTTCCGAGCCTCGATGAACTGCGAATCGTGCATCGACGCTTGCGGGATCTCGATCGGCTTGAGCCCGCCGACGAGCACCGCCGTGCGGTTGCTGTTGTTCACGCCGCCGTGCATCCGCTCCCAGTTCGCACGCAGCGACTCGCGGGCCTCGGCGTTGAGCTCGCCATCCGTGCTGAGCACAAAGCCCGGCCTCGCCCCGTTGCCGAAGAACCGGGCACCGTGGAGCTCGCACGCCCGAGCCAGCGCGATCGCGTCCTTGCAACTCTCGACGACGCTCATGCCATGCACGCCGTCGTCACTCGGCCCACGCATGTGCAGGATCGCATCCTGCGAGTACACAGTCTCGCGGCCGTTCTCCTCGCGGTACTTGTAGCGGAGCCGCCCGTTCTCGATCCGCTCGACCTTCATGCGGGACGGGTGCAGCGGGATGAGTTGATCGACAGCACCGGACGCTCCCGAGCGGATTTCGCTGTAGGCGTCGCCCCAGAGCCCAACGTGGAAAACCGCCTGCTCACGCCACTCGAAGCTCGTCTGCCATTCGTTCGGCTGCTGGTGGAGGCGGCGGTACAGCGGCAACTCGACGGCACGGCGAGTTCCGCGAGTCATCCGTTCGAGCACGTGGAGCGGCAGGCTCGCGACGGTCTCCGAAAGGATTCGCAGGCACGCGAACACCGCCGACACTTGCAGGGCGTTGCTCGCGTCGATGCGGATACCGGCGGCCGAGCGGGACGAGTACTCCTCGTCCCACATTCGCTCCTCACCGGGGAGCCAAAGAATGCGATGCTGTGCGTTGGCGATCATCAGACGAAAAAGATCTCAGGGGTGCCCGAGGGCTTTTGCTCCTGCACGGATCGCATCCACGAGCCGATGCCCTGGCAGAGGGCGACGATGCCGTCGATACGCTCCGTGCTGGCGGTCTTACTCGGGTAGATGTTGCCGTGCCGGTCCTCGTGAACAGCGACGTTACCTGCACACCACGTGAGCACCGGATGCCCGCCGTGCCGCACCATGCCGTTGAGCACGAGGTTCTCCAGCGTCTTGGCGGGAGCCGACATTCCGGGGCCGCCTTGTGGATATCCTCGCACGTCCAGCCCGTCCCCTTGCAGTAGGTTTGCCAGCATCTGAGCGTTGAACTTCATATCGACGGCGAGCTGCCGCACCCGGTAGCGGTCGCAGATTGCCTTGATGTCGGCGTGGAGCCGGGTGTAGTCGGTGACGTTGCCGTCGGTCACCCGGATGTGCTCGTCCCGAATCCAGCCGAGGTAGTCCACCTTGTCTCGCTGAGCCCGCTCTACGGCGTTGGCTTCTGGAATCCAGAAGAAGGGCAGCACGTCCAGCGTGTTGTCCTCGGGATCTGGGCAGACCAGCACCAGGGCCGATAGGTCATACGTGCTCGCGAGATCGAGCCCGGCGTAGACGGGACGGTCGCCGAAGTCACGCAGCGGGTTCGCACAGCGAGCCCACGCCGCCGGGGCGATCCACCGCGTGTCCTGCGTTGTCCAGACGTTGAGCCGGTAGCGGAGGAACGAGTTGAGCTTCGTCGGCGACTGCTCGGCTTCGCGGGCGTCGGCCGCGAACGACTCCTCGGTGATCGTCTCGCCGAGCGACGGGTTCGCCTGCCGCCATACCTTCGGGTCTTTCCATGAGCCGTCGGTCGCACAGTCGGGCGGTGCCGCGTAGATGCACCCGTAGAACGTCGGATCGTACGCCGGGTCGGCGATGCACTTCTCGGCGTAAGAGTGCTGCTCCCAGCAGATACTGCGACGGTCATAGCCAGCCGTGGTGATCGACAAGATGAGCGGTTGACGCCGGGCAGCGCCGCCGTACCGCAACGCATCCCAGAGCCGACGGTCCCGCTGGGCGTGGAGCTCGTCGAAGAGGAGCATATGGATGTTGAGCCCCTCGGCCCGGAACGCATCCGCAGAGAGCACCCGGTAGAACGAGTTCGTCTGGCGATCGACGATCGTCTTCCGCGAGTCGATCACTTCGAGCCGCTTCGACAGCGACGGCGACGCACGCACCATCGATGCCGCCTCGCGATAGATGATGCCCGCCTGCTCGCGGTCACTGGCAGCGCCGTAGATCTCGGCACCCGGCTCGTTGTCGCAGACGAGACCGTAGAGGGCGACGCCCGCGAGGGTCGTGGATTTGCCCTGTTTCTTCGGAAGCTCGATGTATGCCGTGCGGTACTGTCGCGTACCGTCTGGCTTCACTCTTCCGAACACGTCGGAGAGCATCTTCCGCTGCCACTCCAAGAGCAGGAACGGCTGGCCCGCCTTCTGTCCCTTGCTGTGCCGAAGGATCTCCTCGAAGAACCGACGCACGAGCGTCTCTTTCCTCGGGTCGATCGGCGGAATGAGATCAGCCGTGCGACTTGAGGAGTTCCGCGAGGTCGTCCTTTGGCGCTTCGTTCTTTTGACCAAGTCGCACCCTGCTACTCGGAGTCAGTCCGAACTCGGTCATCAGCGACGCCTGGAGCGAGACGAGCCCTCGATAGAGCGAGCCCGCCGGGTTCGGCTTCACGCCGCCGAGGTCAGTGTGAATCACCGATCCACTCGCCCGGAGTTCGAGCAGGCATGACTGCGCCGCCGCGTGAACCTCGCACAGCGTCGCGAGCGCCTCGCCGTCGC